AGTTTTATCCATATTGGAATGGAATGGAAACAAATAGTTTAGAGGAGTTTTTTGCATGAGTTATGCAAGTATAGTACCATTAATAGGTGGAGAAACAATAGCAATGGAAAATGTCTTTGGAGAAAAACCAAAGTATTTTCTGACGTTCGAAGGCTTTCAAGACAACGAATCTCATCTTAGGGAATATTATAACAATAAAGTCCCGTATTTGAATCTCTCAGAGGGAGCGAGCTACACAGAAAAAGTTAATGTGATTAATACTGTATGTCCATGTGCAGGGCTTAGTTCACTTAGTCCATCAGCAGCAAGTAATAATCCTATGAATGATTGGATGTATAAATCAGCTGAATATGTATTAAGTGAATGTCAACCAGATGTTTTTTGGGGAGAGAATGCTCCAAGGTTAGCGAGTAAGATGGGAGAACCCGTTGTAAGAAGATTGAGGAAGATAGGAGAAGATAATGGCTATACATTTAGTATCTTTAAAACAAAATCAATATTACACGGTTTAAGCCAAGTAAGAGATAGAACATTTTATTTCTTTTGGAAAGGAGATGAAGTACCATTATTTGATTATGTACTAGAAAAACCATCAATGATTGCTGATGATATAAGAGCTGTAGAAAGAAGAGATGATGACCCAATGAGTCAAATATTATGCAATGATAAGACTCCTTCTGAAGAGCCATATTATAAATATGTATTACAGGAGTTGGAAGGCGGTATCACACATCAAGAGTTTCAAAAGAAAATAGAAAAGACAACTAATCCAATGGATTATATCGAAGAAAGAACAACTTATAAAGAAGTTGCAAAATGGATGCGTGAAAACGGATATGATAATGTAGCAAGTAAATGCGATAGACAATATCATAAACTGAAAGCTGGCGGTAATATAATGAGAAAAACAACTGAAGTTCCTAAAGATAAAATAGGAGCTTTTGTCGGTCATATGCCTACGTGTTTAACACATCCCGATGAAGATAGATATTTAACAGTAAGAGAAGCTCTATCTTTAATGAAACTACCAGAGGACTTTATATTACTTAATCCTAAAAGGTCATTGAATCATATTTGTCAAAATGTACCAGTGACTACAGCTGAACATCCAGCAAGAATGGTTAAAGAATATTTAGCTGGTAATTTGGAAACTGTTGATACAAAGTTCTTAGTTCAAGACAATAAAAAAAGAACCTATGAATATGAAAAAAACAGTTTACAATTGACTGATTTTATGATATAATATACTTATGATTTTTAATAATAGGAGTGAATATGCCAAGTATTGATTTAAGGCCAAGGCCAAATCGAAACAAACGAGATAAGCGACCACAAAGAGAAATGCCCTTTGATATTGCTTTAAGAAAATTTAAAAAGGCCTGTGAGAAAGCAGGTATTGTACAAGAAGTACGAAAAAGAGAGTTCTATGAAAAACCTACTGCTAAAAGAAAAAGAAAAAAAGCTGAAGCAGTTTCAAGGTCTCGTAAATTACAACGCATGAATGATGCATATAACAGGCCATCAAAAGCCAGGAGAAGATAATATGTCTATAATGGATAAATTAAAAAAGAATAGTAAAGTAAAAGAAACTGCTATACTATCTAAGTCGGTTCTTTTCGCAGAAAAGGATATTATTACAACAGAAGTACCAATGGTTAATGTTGCATTGTCAGGCGATATTGATGGAGGACTTACATCAGGACTTACAGTTCTGGCTGGTCCATCTAAACATTTTAAAACTTCATTTGCTTTGCTGATGGGAGCAGCTTATCTCAAGCAACATGAAGATGCAGTAATGCTCTTTTATGATTCAGAGTTTGGGTCACCTCAATCTTATTTCGAATCATTTGGTATTGATACCTCAAGAGTATTACATACACCAATTACTGATGTCGAACAATTAAAGTTTGACTTGGTTGGTCAACTCGAAAATATCGAAAGAGGCGATAAGGTCATCGTTGTTATTGATTCTATTGGTAACCTTGCTTCTAAGAAAGAGTTGGAAGATGCTCTTAATGAAAAATCAGTTGCTGATATGACAAGAGCTAAAGCATTAAAGGGATTATTCAGAATGGTCACTCCTTATCTTACTATGAAGAATATCCCTTTACTTGCTGTTAACCACACTTATCAAGAAATTGGATTATTTCCTAAAGCAGTTGTTTCAGGCGGTACAGGTATCTACTACTCAGCTGATAACATTTGGATTATTGGAAGACAACAAGATAAAAAAGGTACAGAGATTCAAGGGTATCACTTTGTAATCAATGTAGAGAAATCAAGGTTTGTAAAAGAAAAATCTAAAGTGCCAATCTCAGTATCATGGGAAGGTGGTATCGAACAATACAGTGGTTTGTTAACAGTTGCAATGGCAGGTGGATATGTAACAAAACCAAATGTTGGTTGGTATGCTTCTGTTGATATGAAGACAGGCGAAATACTAGAACCAAAAGTAAGAGAAAAAGATACTTTACAGAAAAAGTTCTGGGAACCAATCTTTAAAAATACAGACTTTAAAGAATTTGTCAAAACATATTATTCAATTGGACATAGACCAATGATTGATATTGACCTTGACATTGAAATAGAAGAATAATGTATAACGTTAGTGAAAAAGATTACTCAATCGTAGAACACGATAATAGCGCTTTTTATGGTGTAAAGTTAAAGACTGGAACATGGAAAGACGTAACAGTAATATATGGACAAGTAGGAATTAAAGAAGATGAAAATTTAGATATGGCTACACTTAGTTTTAATTTTACTGTTCAAGACCCAGCTGATTTTAACATTGATGAATTGAATAAAGATGAATCATTTAAAAATTACCTAGGCTCTGTATTACAATATATAATAACAGATAGTTTAGAAAATGGAGGACATATTGGAAAATCAATTACCGACACACATACTGAATCATCTTCTACATAACGAAGAATTTTGTAGAAGAGTAGTACCATATTTAAAGAATGAATATTTTGAAGGTACTCATAAAACGGTATTCGATTTAATTGTACAATTTGTAAGCAAACACAATAAACTGCCAACTTCTAAAGTTCTTAATCTTGAACTTAAAAAGGTCCATGCACCAGAAGATGTACTTAATAATGCTCAAATATTAATTAATGAAATTAAAGAAAAATCAGACATTGATACTGATTATTTAATAACTGAAGCAGAAAAATGGTGTAAAGAAAGAGCAGTTTATAATGCTATAATGGATTCAATACAAATCATTGATAAGAAAGATGCTACAAGAAGTGAAGGTGCTATACCTGAAATACTTTCTGAAGCTCTTGGTGTTTCATTTGACCAAAAAATAGGTCATGATTATATTGACAATAGCGATGAAAGGTTTGACTTTTATAATCGTAAAGAAGATAGAATACCATTTGATTTAGATTATTTTAATAAAATAACAAAAGGTGGTCTACCTAATAAGACACTTAACATAGCCCTTGCCGGTACCGGTGTGGGTAAGTCATTATTTATGTGTCATTGCGCAGCATCAGTCCTTAATCAAGGAAAGAATGTTTTGTATGTGACTATGGAAATGGCTGAAGAAAGAATTGCAGAAAGAATCGATGCGAATCTCATGAACTTACCAATTGAATCTCTTGGGTCTTTATCTAAGAATGTATTTGATGATAAGATTGGAAAGATAGCAAAAGCATCAGTAGGTAAACTTATTGTTAAGGAATATCCTACAGGTTCTGCTCATACAGGTCATTTCAGAGCTTTACTTAACGAGCTTAAGCTTAAAAAGAACTTTAAGCCTGATATGATATATATTGACTATTTAAATATTTGTGCCTCAAGTCGCATGCGTGGTATGGGTGGAAGTATAAATAGTTATACATATATAAAAGCTATAGCTGAGGAACTCCGAGGCTTAGCAGTAGAATTCAATGTACCGATAGTATCGGCAACTCAGACTACAAGGTCTGGTTTCAGTAATACTGATGTTGGTCTAGAGGATACATCTGAATCATTTGGTTTACCAGCAACGGCTGATTTAATGTTTGCTCTTATATCAACAGAGGAACTTGAAGAATTAGGCCAGATAATGGTAAAACAATTGAAAAATAGATATAACGACCCAACCAAATACAAGAGATTTGTAGTTGGTGTGGACCGTTCCCGCATGAAACTATATGATGTAGAGGAATCGGCGCAATCAGACATCATGACAGAA